TAAAGATTCTGGTTCTGCGTTATCGTAAGCTAGTTCAGCTGTAAATCCTAAAGCACTTGTGATAAAACAATCTTCTAAAGTTACTGTTCTATAAATATCTCCAGCTCTATTGAACTGAACGATAACAATAGTACCTACGTAATCTTTTTTAAGACCCATAACACCAGTTTGAGGATCAAACTGTTTGTTATACCATTGTCTCATTGTTTTATACAAGTATGCTTGGTTAGCATTGTTTAAGTTTAATGAAAAATTAATAGTTACATCTACTGAAGTTTCACTAGGCATACCAGCGAAAGATCTTGTAGAGAACTTAAATTTTTGTGCAACCGCTTCAATTCCTTTGTATAATTCCAATCCTGAGATTGTGTTTACGTGTTGAATTAATAGAGGAGCATCAGCTACTCCAGTCGGAGGCAATACAGTAACTTCGAATAAATTCTTTTGTACTGGTTCATATTGTTGACCTTTCTTTGCAGTCTGGTCTTGCGAATAGTGTGGTAAAGCCATTTTACTTTATATTATTTTTATCTTATGTTTTATATATCAATTAAGAAAAGTTTCCAGTTTTGATTTCTCCTGTGTTTAAGATTGTAGTTCTGTGAACAACAACTTCTAAACCTTTAACTGGTTCAACAAAAGTATCAATAATACCCATATTGTGGTCGATAACATCATCTGTGTTATTCGTTTGATCCATAATATTTTGGAAATCGTAAATACCTGTGTCAGCTTTTACAGATTGCATAAATGCGTCTGCTAAAGTTTTGATTTCTAATCTTGTTTGAGCTGTATTAAATTCAAATACGTAGTTTTTAAGGATGTTAGCCATACCGTCTTGGATATAAATTAATACCTCTCTTACGTGAGCTGAAGATAATGCAGATTTAACTGATTGTTGAGCTGTTTTATTACCTAAGATAGTTAATCCTGCGCCTCTTTGGAAGACGATTGGGTTAATACCGAATGGTTCTAAAATATCTCTGTCAGCTTTGTCAAACGCGTATTCTACACCTACTACATTAGCTCCTGATACAACACCTCTTCTAGGTCCTGCAACGATTGACCAAGGTAAAGCGTTGAAATATTTGTCAATAAAGTTATTAGATACGTAAGCTGCTGGTGGAACAATAGTGTCTTTACCATTTTCTCTTACTAATAAACCTGGTCCATAGTAGAATGCGTAATTAGCTCCATCATTGATAGAAGGTAAAGCATATAATGAACTTGGATTTTTATCTAAGTTACCGCCGTCTTTAATGTAAGCAACGTTAAATTCGTTGTTGGCATTTTTGAACGATGGATCAGTTGATTTTTTGAAATCTGAAACAGTAGGCGCATTTAAGATAGCTGCTGCGTTTTGTCTTTCGTGTGCTAAGAATGCTAATTCTTTCTTGTTTAAGATAGAACCATCTTCGTAAGATGCGAAAGTATCTACAATATATCTAAAATCGATAACGTCTTTGTCAACCAAGGCTGCGAATAAACCAGTTCCTGTTAATTGAGATAAAACTCCAGAAATTGTTTTGTTAGCAACTGCTGCTTTTTCTAAAACTAAAGGTTTGTAAGAAACAGTAGCCTCTTCAAATGAAGTGTTATAGAATCCTGACCATGTAGTTGCAACTGGTTGGCTACAAGTTACTGTCCATACATTTCCTGATCTTTGTACTCTTTGTACTTTAGCTAGTCTATTAGTTGCTAATGCATCAACATAATGTCCTTTTTTAATAGGAAATGCATCTGCTTCAGCAGGAACTGCGAACGTCATTGTAAATGTAGATGCATTGTTTGCATAAACATCGCCGTCATAAGCAATAGCTTTAGGATTAACTGAATTGTCAATGACATACGACAATACTTCATAGTCTAAAGTTTCATCATAGATATGACCAACTAAATCAACTTTAGTTCCATTCTCATCAGTTACTAAATCTTCGTTAACTGCACAGAATAAACCTGTTCTTCTAGCTTCTTGGTTAATACCAGCTTCAATGTATAAGTTTCTTCCTTCTAAATCTTTAAAGTTTGGAATTAATGAACCTGTGTATTGTGCTAATAATGTAACTTGTCTTAAAGCAGAAAATTCATTTAATTTTCCTTTGATTAAACCGTTTGCATCAAAAAATGCACCGTAGATTGGATCTGTGTCCATATCTGTTGGGTTAAATTTACCTTTGAAAACGAATACATCTACCATGAAATCCGAAACTAAATCGAAATCATTTAAGAATGCAGGAACATTACCTTCACCATACCATTCTCTTGCAGAAATTTCAAAAGATGTAACATCTTGTGCTTTTCTTACGATAACCGTAATAGGTTCTTGTTTAATGTTAATAAAGTTTAAAACTCTATCTTCGTCTAAGTTTCCAATAGTATCTAAAACTGCTTTATCTTCTGGGAACCAGAATTTATCAATGTTAAAATAACTAGCTAATTCGTTAGCTCCATCTAATGCTGAAATAGAATCAACAGAACCGTTAGTTACTGGAGATTGGAAAGCAATAGTGTCATTTTCATCAATGTTTGCGATATTTAAAGCCAAAATTGGACCTCTACCTAAAGCAGCTAATGCTGATCTATGGAAGAACATACCTAATTTTTCTAAATTCGTGTCAATTGAACCGAAAATAGCATTAAATTCTTCAGCTGTTTGTACAAAAACTGGAGTGTTGTAAGGACCTTTTTTAGAATGTCCAACTACTAATCTGATTGTTTGAACGTTGTTAGTTGTTGTTTGAGACTTGTCAAATTCAAGTCTGTAAACACCAGAACTTTTAAAGTTCAATAATTGAGGACTAAGTGCCATAATTTTATAAGTATTTTTTTATCTTTAGACTATATATCAATGTAATATTTGCAATTTATTATTTTAAAAGGTCATAAATATCATATTGAAGATCTCCCTGTGAATCTGTGTCTTTAAACAGCGTTTGTTCCATGTAATCGTGTAAATTTTCGTCAATTGTGTCTAATAATTCTTCGACAAAATCTGCATAATCTGTAGTTCCATAGAATTCTGTGGCGTTAATGGCTGTCATAATAGCATCATCGTGGCCCATTTGAGCTCCATAGCTACCATTTTTTAAAGTTCCAAAAAGAGAAGCTTCATTAACAGTGTCTATATCGTTAATAAAAATTCTATTAGCTTCTATTAATTTTTTAAAGTTTTGACAAAAGACAGCTTTATTATCTGCTTTTAATCTTAAACCAGCTTTTAATGTTTTAGAATCGTGACGGTGTTTAAATCTTAAGACCATCTCATCTTCAAATTCATTTCTTTGAGGAAATACTGTTTGTAAATATTGTAACAAGATACTTCCGTATGTGTTAAATTCAATAACCATCTTAACGTTTTCTGGATTAAAGACTTCACACGCTAATGTATATAAAATCTTAGCAAAATCTTCAATAACGTGTTCATTTGATTTAAATATTGCAACTTGATTGATTCTAAAGAAGTCATACATTGCTCCAGGATTTGCAATTTTATCTATGTGCTTTTTGCTCATAGGTTCTACTTCAAAAACATTAATAATAGAATAGTCACCTCCGTTACCTTCTGCAATATCTACAGAAAATAACCAGCGTTTATCTTCTAAAACCGTCGTGTCTAAATCAAAATCCGGGTTCCACATTAAATAACCATTCGTATCGATGTGTATATTTTCAAAGTCTTCTAATTCATGATGAATAAATTTCTTTGCTTTTTTTCTCATGGTTGCCATTGAGCCTGGAGATAATAACAGCGTAGATGATGAAACGAATTCATTTCCGTATTGTCTATTAAATGCATGATCAGAACCTAGGTTTTTAAGCTCTCTTTGATACCACGCATCGTCTCTGTCGGGGTGTTGCCACCAGTCAATTCTTAACGGTGTATACGCATTGTCGCCTTTTTCTGCAGCTGACCAAATTTCATAGAACTTATTAAATCCATTTGGCGTAGAAGTAATATTGATCCTTGAAATTTTAGAAGCTGATAAAGTAGGGTAAACGTTTTCATAGAATGAATCTACGATATTAGATTGAACGTGGGCAAACTCATCCAGATATAAGTTATGGATGGTAAAACCAATACCCGCTTTAGCTGTGGTAGCTTGACCAACTAAACGACAACCATTATCGGCTCTAACGTTCATTACGTCATATTTGATAATTCCAGGTTTCATATAAAATGGAACATGCTCGATTACAACTTTAGCTTTATCAATAATCTCTTTAGTTGAGTCTGCCTTATTGGCTAAAAGTAATGTGTTTTTATCGTAGTTGAAAATAATATACCACGCATTGAAAATAGAAGCCGTAACTGTTTTACCCATCTGTCGAGATGCCAATACGATATTAAATCTATTATCCTGTAAGTTACGTAACATAACTTTTTGATATTCTCTAAGTTTTACTTTTTGAATACCATCGTCAGTCATTACTACTGCGTATTTCTCAGCAAAATAAACAATGTCTTTGGCGCACTTGGCTATTTCTTGGATTTCAGCGTCTGTATACTCAAAAACAATATTACCTTTTTTAAGGTGCTGTTTACCTTCGTAAAAGGGTGAACTAACGTTTGGTTTATAACCTTTATCTAATGCTAAAATATAGTCATTAACATTTTTTGTGGACCATACTAGTTTTGCAGTTTGAACATCAGCTGATTCACTAGGGATCCATTTATTATCGCTTACATTTTCTGCCATATTAATCTTCTGTTATTTCAGTATCTTCAATTTCGATTGTCTCTGCATCTTCTGTCATACCTTCACTTTGTCTAATAAGACGCATAAGATCTTTTGTACCTCTTTGTACGTTTCCGTTTTCTATAGAACCACCCGAAGCTTGAATTTCTGTTTTATCTACATTTTTTCTATACATTTCAATATCTCTAGCAATACGCTTAGTAGATTCTTCAGTTGCCATCAAATACATCGTCTGTGATTTAATAACGTCTAGCATAGATTTTTGTAATGTTGCTAAAACTTCGAACATTCTAGGCGCCATTTCACCGTCTTCTATAGTTTCTAATAAAATAGTAAGTGCTCTTTCGCCTGCTTGCAGTTGATAAACTAATGAGCTCATTGTCATTTCGTCCATTTTCTTTTTAGCCATGACATATTCATCTTTGGTGATGATGTCTTCGTCTAAATAGAATTTCATTAAAGCTGTTATAGTTTTTTCTGCTTGTTTATTAGCAGCGCCTTTCATTTCAGTAAAACTAACATTAGATCTAATTCTAGCAGGAGGTAAAACCGGGTCTTGATCTACAACATCTGTTATAGAATCATCGGTACCTATTAATTCGTCTAATTCTCTACGTATATCATCAGCCTGTTCGCTGATGCTTCTTTTCTTTTCTTCTGACATAATATTATATTATTTACTAGATATGTATCTAAAATTTATCTAGCGTTCTTGAATTTCTGGAAGCCAATAGAAGGAATAGCATTATCAATAATAAGAGCCAACTGATTATCTCTAACAACATATTGATTTAATACATTATGATGTTGTTCTAATTCTATTGGTTTTTCAAACATTCTAATATTAGTTATGTGTAATTTTGCGCCATTTAAATGATAATAAGTGTCAGAATTCCACATCATGGCATTATTTAATTCTTTAGTTTCATGGAAAGCTGGAATTAAATCATTGTTTTGTAATTGTGGAAGTCCTTCATTACTATTTGCATCTAATGCATATACATGAAGCGATAATTGTCTGTAAGTATTACTTGCGTTTAAAATAAATGCGTACCATTTATCTTTTGCAAAAATCATGTTGTGTGCATACGTATATGCAATGCCATTGATAATAACTGTAAATGCAAATGGACTTAGCATTAATCTAAAACCATTAGATAAAACATAATCACCAAAAACAAAATAGTCTTCGGTGTTATTTGCAGTTTCAAACTGAGGTGAAATCCATGCTGTTAAAGCAAAATCATCAGTTGCTTTTAAATTACTCTTTTTAACGTATTCTAAAGCAACATTTGTTTTATCAACTTGAGTTAGATCATAATAGTTTTTAGAAACTACAGTCCATCTATTTTTCAGATCATAGTCAACAATCTTAATGTCTTTGGATTGAAATTGTCTAATACCATCTCTATATGATGTAGAAACTGTTTGATATTGTTCTGGTTTTGTAACTTGATCTTGTACATCTTTAATTTCTGCTCCAAATACTTCATCAATGCCTGTAACTATCATGTCTGTTAATTCTGTGAATCCGTCCGTTTCAACTGCGCTAGACGTGCTGTATTTTGTTAATTTAAGTTTCCAATAAGATATAGCTGCATTAAAACGATCACCTAAAGAAACCGAGCTTACAGTGTACATCTTATTGATAATAGGAATAAACATATAGTCTTTATTTCTAGGTTGCTTACCATATCCAAATGCTTCTTCAAATTCTTTTTTAACTATATGAATTTCAAATTCTTCAAAATCCATACCAAACATATCGTATGAAATTGAAGATTCTTGTGGAAATTCATTATCTGGTACTAAAATTTTAATAGTTTGCTCATCTGCAACATGGAATAAAGAATATTCCATTAAAATAACGTCTTTAGATCTTTGATCTGGTTCAGTTCTAAAATATTTAACTTGGTGGCCAAATATGTCTGACACCATATTAGATAATTGTAAATAAACCTGTTGAGATTTACCTAAATTATATGGTTGAAATTGATTAGTATCGTCACAGTTAACTCTAATGTTAGCACATCCATTATATAAATAAGGATCTAAACAATCTGTGCAAAATTGAGGGCATGATTCTATGATACCGTTGTCTCTTTGCAGAGTATACGTTATTGATAATATGGTTAATGAGTTTGCCGGCAAAAGTGCAGCAACTTCACATTTTACATCTAAATATAATGGCTTTCTTGGATCAAACTGCAAATGTAATAGATCTCCAAAGTTTAAATCTTTTGTTAAAGGTCTAAATTCTGAATAAACTCCGCCGCCTTGATTTTGAGAAAATCTGTATTCGTAATCAAAATAAGAATATTGATTAGGTTCTTTATAGAAAACAACATTGGCCGCTGTGACAGGCGAAGGATCAACCAAAATCATGTGATTAGCATCAACGACTGAATCTATAGTTAGAATATTATTACCAACTATTATTTTATTGCCTGATTGAAAACCTAAAAAATTAGTTTGTGAACCATAGACATTAATAGAATCTAAATCTAAAGATATTCTACCGATAGTATTTAAATCAGAAAGTCCTACTAGAATATTCCAATCTAATACTTTTTCTACGTCAGTATATGGATCTTTAATAGAAGCTATTAAAAAATCACCGTATTCATTTGCTGTATATCCTTTAACCATTTGTATTATCTATTTTAATTTCATCTTGCGGTTTGTAAACTTCGCCCGCAATCCAAGAGGCAACAAATCCAGTTAATGATATGAAATAAACTGATAAATCAGAAAGATTTACTCCATTTAAAATACCTAAAACACCTGCAATTGCCCATAAGACAACTACAAAATAAATCATGATTTCTCTTCTAGAACTTGGGCCTGGTAGAACTAAACCAGTTTTTAAACTTGGTCTTTTAGTTTCTGCCCAAATATAAGTTGCAACATAAGCTGTTAGAGAACCAAAATAAACTGCCATTTGTGCAAAATCAGCTTTTTTAAAGGATCCTAAGATACCGAATGCTATCCAAAATATTATGACTGTGTACACTAAACCTTCTCTTTTACCAAAATTTCGTAAAAAAGCAGGTCTATTAAATGCTGGTAATTTAAATTTTAAACTCATTAAACAATAGACTTTTTTCCTGAACTATATATTCAAGAAATAAATCTAATAGTCTGTAACTAACAAAACTTCTGGATTATCTCCTTCTAGCTTTTCTTCAACTGAGTCTAAAAATATAAGTACAGGTTCTACTTCAGCCGTGTGGTTAAGAGCTTGTTGTTCGATAAAGTTATCTAATTTTGTTAAAATGTAGTTTAACTTATGTCTTTTGTATGGTTTATTAGGCTCTAATATTTGTAAATCTGTCAAAATGCTATTGAAAACTTTAAGTTCATCTTCATCAAACATTTCGAATAATTTGTAAGTAACGTGTAAAACTTTAAAAGAAAATGTAATTCTTGGACCGTTTACTTTATCGTCGATCATTCTAGAATAATTTTTACTTTTATCTAGAGTCAATTTGATCCACTTTAAACGTGACATTTCTTTAAGCATCGTATTAAAGAAATAGATCGAGTTAGCATCCTTGTGTAAGAATTCTGATCCAATTGATTTAAATTTATTCAATTCATTCGGATATGTGCTTTCGATGTACTTCTTTAAATCTTTAGGCGAAACTAAAATAGATTGATCGTTTACTTCAATGTAATTCAATTTATTCTTAGCTCCTGTCCAGATTTTAAAATCATAGTAGTTATATTTAAATAACATCACATCTATGATATCGGTTGCGTCTAAAACAGAGAAATTTGTCATTAATAAACTTTAATTGTTGTTTCTAATTTACGCAATTCTTTTTCTAATTCATCTGGTGAGAATTTCTTTAATTCATTATATTCTCTCTTACCAATCTCGTGAATCTTCATAAACAATTCTAAAGCGTCGTCGTTAGGTATGTATTCATCCTTTTTAGGTGTTGCTTTTTTGGTTTTTGTGTAAATCCACATTGGCACAGAAGTAAATCGCTGAGCAACTAAGCTCCAACTATCAATCACAGAAGCTCCATTGATACCATTCTTATTGAACATTTGTGCATTTGCTGGAAACTTAATAGCAAAAAAACGATTAATCATAAAGTGATGTCTTCGTTTTGTTTGCTCTTTTATGTTTGCATAATCAGCTTTCTTTGTAAACATAATTTTTACAAAGTCAAATAATTTAGTATCGTCTAATTGCATATTGTTTTATTTAATCCATTCATTAAAGGCTAATTGGTGTGCTTCGACTGGATCTACACCATTAGCCATTTCTTTTTCTGCGAAGTCTATAACTTCCCACTTTAAGTTATATGCATTAGCTTCTAAAAGTATCAAATCTATTTGTTCTTGATCTTCTTGTGAAATATGTACCATGTTAAAACAATTCGTTTAGATTTTTAGTCAAAGGCTTTTCATCAGAGACATCTAAATCAGAAAACGCATCATAACTTTTAGGTGCATTTTCAGCTTTAGTTGCCATCCATTTATTGCCTTCTAGAATTCTTTCCATTTGTGTCAATTTGCTAAGAGTAGGCTCTATAATAACATCTTTTTCTATAGCAGATTGCATTTGCTCTTGAATAGGTTCTGGAATAGTATTGTGGTGCAATAGCATAATATCTAAGTTTTGATTAAATCTTAATTTAATTTGAGACTTAGAAGAGTTATTTACTACTCTGTATGTAATATCTACGATTTTATCAACTTGAGCATCACTAAACATGTGATCAATTACAAATGATTCTTCTTCTTTAAGATATTGATCTAATATTTTATCAGCTTGTTTTTGTGTAATGCTATAAGTTCTACCACCTTTAACCCAAGAAACTACAGATTTAATGTTATCTGATTTATCACCCATTAAAATCTTTTGAAAGATAAAATGATCGCAATTAATTTCTTCTATTTCAATACCATTCTTTTTGATCCAATCCATGACGTCCATTCTCATTTTTTCTAAGAATGAAGTTTTACTAGCCAAATTAAAAAGTAAATCATCATCGTCTTCAGTTCTGTCGTCGATATCTGCGGCGATCATCTTATTAAAGCCTTCAAATACAATTAATTTCTTTTTGGTATTGTAGTACCACAAAGTGTAACCATCTGTTGCTTTAGAGTAATCTACTAATTGAATTAAATCTCTATCGCCTGTCCAAACAATACAATTTTTACCATTGGCATTTAAATAAGTTGACCATGCAAATAAGATGTCATCGGCTTCTGCGCCTGGAATCTGCTCCACGATCACACCTTGTTTAGCCAAAACAGTTTTAAACTCTTCGTATATTTGATATACGCCGTCCCAACAAACTGTCTCATTCTGCACTCTGGTGCCTTTGTATTCAGCTTCTGGAAAAAGGTCTTTACGCCATGACTTAGAATCTATTGCCAAGACAATACGATCCACGAATGGTTGCATTTTTCTAATTTCAGATGCGAAATCTATTGCCAATTTTCTCATAAATTGACCTTTGCTTTTATCGTCTTCTAGTAACTTTCCACTAGAAGGCTTAGGCATAACGAAAAGTCTACTGTATATGAAGTAGTTTCCGTCAATTAGTAATGTGTGTTTGCCTAGTCTCATTTCTTCTTCGTTGTTATTGTAAATATAACTATTTTCCACGATATGGTAAAATATTTTTAGATGTTTTTTCTTATGATCTTACAATTTCTTGTAATTTGTAAACACACGATAACATGGTAATGATTGGATCAATAACATGCACTCTTTGTGCTTGATGTTCTGCTACAGAAATTATAATTTGTGGAATAGATTTTACATTGTTTGGCTTTTCTGTTTGAATGTATTCTACAAAATCAGATCCGAGTGATTGTAAAACATCATCTACTCTATTTGAGTATTCACTAACCAACAACTTATAATTCTTAACCGGGTCAGTTTCATTAAAGATTAGTTCAAATAGATCTTTGTAGACTGAATTAAATTTCTTAACGTCTTCTACTGTAATATTAGTAGTGCCGCTTGTTTTGTAACCTTGTAATTTATTTAAAGTGCTTCTTAAATCTGGAAAGTTTCTTTTAACAAATTCTACCAAAGCTGGTTTATCTATTGTCATTTCTTCCTTACCGCAAATTTCATAAACACGCTTGATGTATTTTTTAGTCAATTCAGTCTCTTCTGATTTGTCAAAGTCAAAATTAATAACTTCAAAACGAGAAAGAATTGGATCTGGAATTTTATTTACATAATTACAAGTTGCAATAAATCTGCAATTAGCTGCAAATTGTTCCATTGTTGCTCTAAGAGCTTTAAAGAATTGATCTGATACACCATCAACCTCATCTAACAAAACTACTTTAAATTTACCTTGATCATCTAAGACTGACATGGTTGAACAAAAATCAGTGATTCGAGTTCTAATAACTTCTACAGACGTATCTGTTGATGCGTTAATGTAAAGATATGGTAAATTAAACTGATTAACAATAGCCTTAGCTGTTGAAGTTTTGCCTGTACCTGGACTTCCAGCTAAAAGCATGTTTTGGGTTAAACCATCTTTGAACTTATTCATTACTCGGTCTGGTAAAATTAAGTCCTCTAGATTTTTAGGTCTGTACTTTTCTGTAAATAGTGCTCGAATCATATTTTTATGTTTATACATGTTATATTAAGCATGATAAATAAGTTTCAGTATGTCAGCAAAAAAGAAACACCCAAAGATAGAAAGAACTAATGGACCTTACCCGACTAATAGGTTTGGTATCAGGTTTGTTAACTTGTCAAAATCTCAAAAAAGATTGTTGATAGAAAATCCGTTGCTTAAAGAAAGATGCCAATCGGATGCCTTTGCATTAATATTATTTGAACAAAACTCATATTCTGTTAGTAGATTAAGCTCTACTAATAAATTATTTTACGATTGGTCGACTGGTGAAATTATACAAAAAGAGGATCTTATAGAAAATTACAACACGATTGATTGGTATTGTGCTTTGTCTGGTAATCCAATCAAAGCTAAAATGAGTGATTTTTCATTAGAAAACTTTGTTCATCCAGATTATCATGACGCTTTAAAAGCTCCAATGGTAGATTCAAGAATTTTAAAATCTTCAGTTGAGTTTCGCAAGAAATGCAAAGAACTCTTGCTGAATCAACAACAAGAGTTCTTTAGACTAGTTAAAAAGGGTAAAAAATCTTAACCCATTAATAATTTAAATTTATCAGATATACTTAAAGAGCTTGATTCATTAATCATGTATTCTTTTTCAAGCTTTGAAATTTCCATTTCAAATAATCTACCTAATTCAGTTCCTTCTAATTGCCAGTTTTCTTTAGCAGCAATTTGATCTTTTAAATCTTTTAGCTTTTGTAATTTATCAGATGAAGATACTTTGTCTAATTGTTTCTTTTGTGCTTCAACACCTTTTTGTATCATAGCAATTTTATCATCGTCTTCTTTAGATTTCTTTTCTTTATTTTTAAGCTCTTCGATAGCGCCTTCTAATTCTGCAATTTTATCTTTGATCTTTTTAGCTTCTGGATTATTTTGAACCTTTTCAGTTTCTTTTTTAATCATATCTTCCACTCTGTCTAATTTACCGTCTTTGGTATTCTTAGTGGTTTCTTTTTCAGCATTTTTAGTGTCATCTTCTTTGTTAGCCGCTCTTTCCTGTCTTTTCTTTTCGTCGTCTTCTTCTTTTTGTTTTTTAAGAGCTTTTACAGCATCAGAATCGCCGTCACCGTCATCAGATGTGGGTTCTTCTTCAGTTT